TTCTCTTTGGTTGCAGTCGGCATATGCGCAAGTAGTTTCTTGCTTACGATCACATTGGGTAAATATTCAAACATGTTGTTTCCTTTCCTGACATTTGTCAGAAATCAAATTTGTTGAGGATTGCATCGACCTTCTTCTTGAGTTCTTCACGCTCGTATCCGCTATCTTTGATAGCCTCAACGTGCACACCCACCATGGTGCGCTCAAGCTCTTGCCTTGCCTGTTCTAACTTAGGATCATTGGTCACGTTCAGCTTAGTCAATAGCTCGCACAGTTCTACTGGGTTAGACACAAACGAATCGTGGAACCGCTTCTTCTCGTCGTCCCCATTGTCCTTTAGCTTTTCTGACATATCCGTAAGCACACGATGTAGCTTCTCCCATGGAGCCTTCATTGCATCGGCTAACCGTTCCTCAAACTTAGTCTCGTAGTCCCGCTTCAGATCTTCTAAATCATGCGACGGTATATCTAAGCGAAAGTCACCAGACTCGGGCAAGGGGTTGACGCTACGTCTGAACCCAAACTTATCTTTCACCTCGTCAAGACTGGGGTAGTCACTCGCTTTGAACATAGAACCTAAGTGCATCGGTGCTTCAGCCACCAATCGGTCATAGTCGGCAAAGAAGTTCATGCACATACTGTTGAACGTGGCTTCGTATGCTTTGATGTTAGTCAAGTATTCCATCACTAACTTAGTAGGCAGTAAGCGTTCGCCTTTGTCAGCCCAAGGTAGTGTGTGCTGATTGTGATACAAGCGTGCTCTCGCAGCGAACTTCTCGATTTCCTTGCGTGCACCAGTTCCTGCAAACAGATTCTTCTTGGTCTGCGATGCGTCTCTGCTTGCTGACGCATTGGCATTTACCTGTTCGGTAATATCCCTATCCACCTTCGTGGCGGGCCATACGCTGATATTCAACTCTACTAATAACGCTGATTCACTAATACTCATGATTTTTCCTTTCCTGACATTTGTCAGATTAATTAAGATAAATTGTTTTGCCGTTGTCCGCAGTAGCGTGGTTGGCTTGTGTGATTGCCCATATGGTTGGTGCAGTCCAGTCACTACCCCAGTCATCGCCCACATAACCATCGGTCAACATAATGACGCACTCGGGTACGATCTTCTGTTCGTTGAGATATGTGGATACGCAACTAGGTGAAGTCCCGCCCCCGCCAGCGGGCCTTGTTGATTCGATGATTGTGGATACTGTTGATTCATCATACGTCTCGTGCGATGCTACTTCGCTATCCCAATAGATTAGATCTACTGCGCTAGGATTAACCTCCTCGGCAATAGCTTTAACCTCAGATAAAAACTCAGCCAACTCATCGTTACCGATAGAGCCTGATGTGTCGATACCAATTACCAAGTGACCGACCTTCTGTCCAATCATGCTTGGCATGTACGTACCTGTGCCCAAGAACCTACGATTGACACGACGCCATGACGATGTGTCTTTGGCTTTGCATGTAGACTTAACGAACTCACGCAGTAGATCTCGCCAGTCCACTTTGGGTTGCATAAGATCCCCAAGCTCACGATCCATTCCACCTGCGCCACTACCCACATTCTTCTGATGTGCCATGAGTCCTTGGCGAATAGCTTGGTCAACCTCACGCTCAAGAACCTTCTTCTCCTCGTCGGTTAGATTCTTCGCACCTTCCCAGTCGTGAATGTCGAACCCTTCATCGTCACCACCCTCACCTTGCTCCTCCCTGAGTATGTCAAAGACCTGCTTGGTGTTCATGCCTTTGAACCGCTCGTCGATAAGACCCATGAACTTACCCTTGTTCGGTCCGCTCTTGAAACGTGGCATAGCAATGACACTCGCAGTCGGATCCAGATCACAGAGCATCAGGTTAATAACGTAGTCACAAGCCGCATTGGTTAATGCTGGATCAATCTCATGCAACTTAGTCCACGTTGTTAAGTGTCGATACATTTTGTGTGCAGTCTCGTGAGCAATCACAAAACATAACTCAGCATCGGATAACTCTTTGACAAACTGCCTACCATAGATCTCGTCACGACCATTGGTACATGCACTTGATACGTCATCACGTACGTGCGTACGACCAATCATCATCACGCCCTGCAATAAAGCAAACTTTGGGTTACGCATTAGTGCGATTTTGCACTTCTGCAACTTACGTTCTTCGTTCATAATTTCCTCCATACCAACTAATTTCTTCAGTTACTTCTTGTTTTGTGCGACCGTTTATCAGTAAGCACATGTTGAGGGCTTCGTCTTTCGTATCGTGAATTGATACTAATTTGCCTACTTGCCCCCAACCAGATTCGGTAACTACCACTTCGTACTTACCTGTAAAATACAAACCGTTCGATGTTTCATCAATGCCAGTCTGTCGTCTAACCCATGCAGTTCTTACTTCTGACATTTGTCAGGATCCTGAGTCAATAAGTAACCTAACCATATTTGCTAACTCCTCTTTGGTTTTGAATTTGGCTATCGTCTCGGGCTTAACGCTACCCGAGTCTTGGTGTGGTACACGCACAAGCAAATACTCATCGCCAACTATACCCACGGAGTAACCCGCTCTGTATAGCTCCATTAAGTATGGTGTTTGTGTTATCCAACCATCTATAGAGTAATCAAATAATTCTGACATTTGTCAGCTTTACAGTAAGTCTTGATTCTTAGCAACCCAATCAGCGAACGCTTTGCATGAGAACGCAATGCTCTGCTTAATTGGAGTCTTCGCAATGTTGATAGCGAACACGGCTTGCCACTCGGCATCGAACCGCTCTAAGTAGTCCATGAATGGAGTAATGGTGTTTTTGTCCACTCTACTGATAGCAGAGAACACAGTAATCGCACAAGCCCCAGGTGATGTGGGAACCTTTGTGACTGTTGGCGTAGCTATAACTTGCTCCCATGTTGGCAGTTGATCTGCGAACTCGATATACGCTTGCATATCACGAGCACCAGCTTCACCGATTGCACCTGACAATGCAGATATAACAGAGTCGGCATCATTTTCTCTGCGAGACTTCACGATATTCGAAGCAGTCTCAAGTGAACGTGGAGATACAAATGCTCCAGTTGTTTTCTTGGGGTTATAGATGTAGGGGTTATCATTTTGTCCACCATCGGTATACGATGCTAGAACCTGTGGGAACCGAGACACCCATGCACACACCTCGGGCTCGATGCCTTTGTTGATAGCCCATGATAACCACTCGTCAGCAGTTGGTTTGGATATTTGAATAGGCACAAGACGGTTTCTGCTGTGCGCTTTCATCGTGTCCCCTACTCCGTCAGAGCTAAGGTTACCAGTCAGAAACACAATACAGTCTTTATGCAATGACACATCACCGCATCGTGGGTTAGCCTTCTCAAGCATTGGGTGTAGCATATTCTTTACTGGGTCAGCACCCTTGGTAAACTCGTCGAGCATAATTACCAATGGTTTGCCCTCATGCAACTTGAACCTAGCATTAGGATAGTACCTAGTAGTCTTGGTATCGTGGTCAATGACTGGCATCGCAATGTCGCCTAAGTCCATGTTGGGTACGTCAATGTATGCGTACTCATATCCAAGCCCCTCGGCAACGTCTTTGAGCAATGAACTCTTACCGATACCTGGCTCGCCTAATAGACAGAATCGAGTCTCAGGATTGGTGCGAATCAATGTGGCTGCTTGCTTAAGGGTAACTGTTTTACCGAATCTAACTTCTGACATTTCTAACTCCTCTAATAAAATCTGACATTTGTCAGGAAAAATATATAGCAGACGAATTTCTACTATATATAACATTGTAACACAGTATAATAACTATGTCAAGCATTTTGGCTCATTCTTGGGGCAACCAACCGTCGTACCTGTTGTGTGGGAGTTTGCCAATCGGCAACTTAACCCATTCGAGGCATTCTTTACGATAGTGGTAGTAAATAGGCTCAGTCACTATTGATTTGAGTCTAGCCACAGTCACGTTGAACGATGTCAATTCTCTGCGTATCGCATGATTAAGTGAAGTAATTGCTAACTGCAACATGGCTTCGTGATACTTAGAAGTGTCACCGCTCTCCAATAACTCCATGAATCTGAACGTATGCAGTTCTCGATCCGCACCACCCAATAGATATTTGCAATGGCTACGATCTAAGTGAAAATATGCGTTACCTGCTGATGATGGTGATAAGTCAAAGTAATCTTTTAGTTCATCATAGTAAAATGTAACAATCTCTTGGTCCACTTGCCTTGCATAGTACTGATGGCTTGAATGTGTAAGTGTGTGCTTGCGCAACTTAATCATATTTCTGACATATGTCAGAAACGGAGCATAACGCTTACGCAAATCACGAGCTACGTCCTTCTTCAGTACCAAGTCAATCACGGCCTTTGGGTCAATCACGCTCAGCCGATCTTTGCTCAACACGTTCTCCTCAACCTTCAGATTGACCTCGTGCTTGTAGATGTACTTATTGCCGTTGGGCAATTGAATGACGTTGTTAAAATCCTCCTGATACGCACGCAGAGCCAAAACCTGTTCAAAGAGCTGATTACAGTTCGCACTATCGTAGTACATATTGAGCTTGATGGTGTTGTCGGGTCTAAACGTAATGACTGGGCGACGATAGTGCACTATCTGTACGTTTTCGCCTTCCATGCGAATGTTGTATGCGTCGGCATCTCTGCGATTACCGAGTGGGCGCATGTCAGGTCTACCTCGTAAGGGCTTGATAACACTGTGGAAATGCAATGCTTCCGAATAGTTCCGTATAAACGGACACGCTTGTACTGTTCTATATCCCATGTTAAATATCCTCTGTTATAGCTTGCGCTAGTCTTTGTGTTAATAAACTACGAACCTTTTTGATGGCTTGCATCGGATCTGACGCATAAACGTGCATCTCACGAAAACTCGATTCAGTTTCCCATTGCACAATATGTAGAACCTCGCCCTCTTTGCCCATGTCGCTCTTGTTAGCGACTCGTGCGTAAAACTGTGTCATCATGTCCTCCAAATAAATACATCTAATAGCACCACGATAATGGCAACTAAGAAAACAATGCGCATGATGCGCTCCTCGTGCGTGAATAAACTCATAACTGAACCTCCTCGTGTTTAATGACAATGTTAACTTCCATGTTCTTGATCTTGGTCAAGTCGTCACGGGTCAACGTCTTCTGACCGAGCATGTCGGCAAACTGCTGAGCCAATCTGCACTCAGGATAAAAAACCGTTTTGCCGTATGTGTTCTTAACTCTTACTGTAATGTCCATGTTGTTCCTTTACTGATGTTATGCTTTCCTGACATTTGTCAGATTTTTGTTAATCATTCTCTGCACCGATATAGCACCCTGCAAAGTAGTGCGTATGTCCGAACGCTCTAATCACGCCAATCGGCATTCTTCTGTTGAGTTTTCTAGAACTCCGCTCAAGTTCAAGTTCGTACTTGTATGCAGATACAGAACGTCGTTTCAAGTCACGCTTGTATGGCTTTAATGCTTTGACCAAGTACTTATGGGGTATTTGTGCCTGACCTAGCAATGGTTGTGTTGAGGTAAATTTAAAATGTGCCATGATGTTAAATCTTTTTGGGGTTAATCTGTTTCACAGTTGTAGGTGCTTGCGTAGATGTAACAAACATGTAGCCACCTTTGTTGTACTCTTGGACTATCGTCCATGATGCACGTTCGGCACGAGCGTGGTCTTCACCACAAAATAAGCAATGACGATAACCTAATGACCATCGTTCTATGTGTATGTCGTCACCGCAAGTGTGACATTCTTTCCAGTTGTCCATGGTACTAACTCCTCTAATAAAATCTGACATTTGTCAGAAAAACTAACTGCTCTGATTATGATGGGTGATCTCCCACCATCTATATAGTATAACACAATGTTATAGTTATGTCAAGTGTTTTGAGCCGTTTTTGGCGCAACACGATGTTACGCATATGCAATGTGAGCGTAGGGCTAAATCACGGAACTGGTTCAGGTTGTTACAAAATGAATAGGGTCGATGTGATAATGTTATGTAACATTAGGGTAAAACGTAACGCAAAACGTAACGCCGTAAGTTGTTGATTTGTAAGGTGAAAATATGTGTTTAGGTATGTAATGTAATAAAGTTATAAAAAATAGAAAATAGAGAAAACGGCGCCAAAATTAAGTTATGCAGATTTGCTCCGCACTTGCCGAGAAGGTCGAGCGATTACCCGCTTATTCAATTTCAAAAAAAAACGTAACATATAACATTGCTTTAAAATCAACAACTTAGCAAAAACAAAACGTAACAAAGCCCTAAAAAACGTAACAAAGCATGAGCTAAAACATAACATGCGGTAAGGCCAAGCCCGAGCGCTGGCTTGGGAACTGGTGCAACATAGTAAACCGAGTCACCATGTAAATCAATAGCACAAAGAATGACGATGTTACAGAAACGACAAAAGCCCACCGAAGTGGGCTAAATGTAACAGAATAAATTTTAGTTAAACTCGATTCGCAATTTGCGCTCGATTGTGCAGGTTTCTATCAAAACGCAAATCGTCAGCGAATGCAATCCAAAACGACGTGACGTAACTGTAAGGCAAACCATGGATTTTGAAAAACTGAGCCACCTTTGCACGATATGGATTAGTTCTTGTATTACCTTGCAAACCTTCAGACTTTGTTGCGCTCATTCTAATGTCATCAAGCAGTGCTTGAATCATTCTATCCTGAGCATTACGCTCTGCTATATTTACTCTGTTACGCATAGTTTCCCCTTTGAACTAGAATCTGACATTTGTCAGATTCTAGAGAGTGGTTAATTAGTCCTTGTATACGTCAGCCAATGAACCAAAACATACAAACGCATTCTCTAAAGCTTCCAAAGCTTTGAGTGACTTAGGCATATACTCTTTGCCCTGTTCGGCTTTCTGTATGCGACGTAATATCGTAGCTAGCTCTTTCATTGTCACGGTATCGCAAGATTTATCGGCTTCGCTAGAATCAGACTCTGACTTTTCTTTGCCCGCCTGTTCTTGTATCCTTTGCCATACTTTGTAAGCATTATTAGCAGTTAAACCCGATTCATCTTGCAAACGTCTTTGTAATATTTTCTTGTACTCTGCGACACCTTTGCCAAGATTACCAGTCAAAGCAAACCAAGCTTTAAACACTTTCCCATTTTCAATGCCTGCCTTGTAATCCTCGATTGTCTTAAACTCAGCACGATTAGCGCCCTCAGTTAACATAGTGAAACGATGGTGCATGGATAGCGCCACGTTACGCTGTAACTCGCCAGTCTTACCAAACGCTTTAACTAACTCATTGGTATCTTTCTCAAGCATACCGTCGTTAATTGACGATGTTGTATTTTCTACTTGCATTTTCTAATCCTCTAATGTTGATTAACTTACTTTGTAAATCTGACATTTGTCAGATTTTCTTTTATGATGCTTTTGTTTCGCATCATGACTATATTATAACACAATGTAATGATAATTGCAAACATTTCGTGTTTCATAATTAGCTTAGGCAAAAAAAATCTTTCTCCGACTAAACCACGAAAAAAAAACCGTTTTCGCCGACTAGACCGCGTAAATACCCCCATCACCCCTTTTTATGGAAAGGGACTCCAGCAGTGACATACACTCTAATCCGCTCAAACGATTACATCAAAAAGTTTTCCAAACACCCCCCCGTCACTTTTTATTTTGGTACCATTTGCGTACTATATATTTCTATGTTATATTTCGCCCAACCCATTAAACTTGGTGCATATGATTAACGTAGAACCTACTGCCGATCACCCGATGCCGTTCGACATGTCCGATGAGGAACCAAAGACTCATAAGGACGCCGTGTCTATTGCTGTTAACACAGTAGACCTAATGGAGAACTTGGGACCTTCGATCGACTTTGAGAATTCTGATCTATTTGCAGCACAAGATTTAATAACGGGCGCGGAGAAAAAATCCAAGCCTGCAACTACTACAGTACTAGCACAGGCCAAAGCTGCCCAGGTGCTCATTCGAGAATTTGATTTCCAAGCATTCGCAGACGTACATCAAGCCCGAAACTTTGTAACAAATAAACTCATTCAGTTAGCTGACTGCGGTGACATCAAAGTTGAACTCAAGGCATTAGAATTGCTTGGCAAACATTCCGACATTGGACTCTTTACAGAACGCAGTGAAATCACCGTCCACCACACAACCTCCGAATCCCTTGAGAAGTCTATTAAGGAACGCATCAAACGTTTGCTTAATTCTGACGTAACAGATGTGACACCCTTGGATGACCTAGATGCACAGTTAGGTCCACCCATCGAACAAGAATCCATTCCTCAAAGTGAGGACAACATTGAGTAATCTTACGCTTAAGGATATTGAAGCAGCCATAAACTCTGGCAAGCTTTCGGAATCCGATTTGCGGGTGTTGGAAGCGTCTCTCGATAAACTTGAGAAGCTCAAAGAAAAAGAATTAGCTCAAGAAAAGTTCTTGAAGTTTGTCAACCGTTGTTGGCCCACGTTTATTTCAGGGAGACACCATGCGCGTATGGCTGATGCTTTTGAGCGTGTTGCTCGTGGTGAGTGTAAGCGCCTTATTATTAATATGCCTCCTCGACACACTAAGTCAGAGTTCGCGTCTTATCTACTTCCGGCTTGGTTCTTAGGTAGATTCCCACACAAAAAGGTGATTCAAGTTGCGCACACTAGCGAATTGTCTACGGGTTTTGGTCGTAAGGTTCGAAATCTGGTTGATACTGAAGTGTTTAAAGAAACATTCCCAGGTCTAAACCTGCGAGCAGACTCAAAAGCTGCGGGTCGCTGGAACACCAGCGAGGGCGGAGACTATTTTGCTATCGGTGTCGGGGGAGCAGTGACTGGTAAAGGTGCTGACCTACTAATAATAGACGACCCACACAGCGAACAAGAGGCGACGATGGCGGCTTCGAACCCCGAAATCTTCGATAAAGTCTACGAATACTATACATCTGGACCTCGCCAACGTTTGCAACCTGGTGGTTCCATTGTAATCGTGATGACTCGCTGGGCGGCAAGAGATTTAACGGGTCAAGTGCTAAAAGCTGCGGCTTTAGGCGCTGATAAGTGGGAAGTTATTGAGTTTCCAGCCATATTGCCCTCGGGAAATCCGCTTTGGCCCGAGTTTTGGAAGCTATCAGAGCTCGAAGCCATCAAGAAAACCATTCCAAACAGTAAATGGCAGGCCCAATACCAGCAAAATCCCATCGGAAATGAGTCCGCGATCGTCAAAAGGGATTGGTGGCAGTGGTGGGAAGAGGAAGATCCACCCGAATGCGAGTTTATTTTGCAGACTTGGGACACGGCGTTCGAGAAAAACAACCGTGCTGACTACTCTGCAGGCACAACTTGGGGTATTTTTAGCCACCGTAAGGACTATAACCTCCCAAATATCATACTTTTAAACACTTATAAGAAGCGTGTTGAGTATCCAGAGCTCAAAAAAGACGTGCTAAATGAGTACAAAAACTTCGATCCAGACGCTGTTTTGGTCGAAAAAAAGGCTTCTGGGGCCCCATTAATCTACGATTTAAGGGCCATGGGCATCCCTGTACAAGATTACACACCGTCAAAAGGTCAAGACAAAATTGCCCGTTTGAACTCGGTTTCCGACATAATTGCATCTGGAAAAGTATGGGTTCCACGGACCCGTTGGGCTGAAGAATTAGTTGATGAGATTGCGGCGTTCCCCTCCGGCGAGCATGATGACTTGGTGGATGCTACTACGCTTGCGTTAATGAGATTTAGGCAGGGCGGCTTTCTGCGTTTACCGACTGACGAGCCCGAAGATATTCAATGGTTTAAAGGCCGTCGCAACAGCGAACGGTACTACACAGTTTAAGGACTATCATGGCAACAAGTAGTATTGACAAATCTCCGTATCAAGCACCGATGGGTATTGGTATGGCACAAGAACCTGACATCGAGATTGAGATCGAAGACCCCGAGTCAGTTAAGATGCACTTGGGCGAGTTTGAGATCGACCTCGACCCCAAAGCAAACAAAGAGAAAAAAGGCGCAGATAAATTTGACGCCAACTTAGCTGAGTACGTTGATGACAGCGCGCTTCAATCTTTGGGCATGGATCTTGTCGAAGATTTTGATAAAGACATGGGTGACAGGCGTGATTGGATCAAGACTTACGTTGAAGGTTTAAAGCTATTGGGCCTTAAGTATGAGGACCGCACTGAACCATGGCAAGGCGCGTGTGGCGTGTTTCACCCCATGTTAACTGAATCAGTTGTGCGCTTCCAGTCTGAGGCAATGATGGAGACCTTCCCCGCCATGGGGCCTGTGAAAACAAAGATCCTTGGATTTGATACGCTTGAGACGCAAGAGGCCGCTGCGCGCGTGCAAGAGGACATGAACTACGAGCTCATGGAGGTGATGTCTGAGTATCGCACCGAGCATGAAAAGATGTTGTGGAATTTGCCATTGGCTGGGTCTGCATTCAAGAAGGTCTACTACGATCCTGCTCGTGGTCGTCAAGTAGCGATGTTCATTCCCGCTGAAGACATAGTTGTACCTTACGGCGTGTCAAATCTTGAGACCGCCGAGCGCGTCACGCACGTGATGCGTAAGACTGAGAACGATGTTAGAAAACTGCAAGAAGCAGGGTTCTATATGGACATTGAGTTGGGCGATCCATCTTACGACATTGATGACATTGAGAAACAAAAGAACGAAGAGATGGGCATCACCGCGTTGAACGATGACCGCTATCACATCTTAGAGATGCACGTCCACTTGGACTTGGATGGCTTTGAGCACAAGAACAAGAAGGGTGAGATGACCAAGATTGCTCTGCCTTATGTTGTGACTGTCGAAAAGGGCAGCCGTAAAGTTTTATCCATCAGGAGAAATTGGCTTGAGGAAGACAAACTACAACTTAAGCGACAGCATTTTGTCCATTATCAATACATCCCTGGATTTGGTTTTTATGGCTACGGTCTTATCCATCTTATCGGTGGTTACGCTAAGTCAGCTACTATGCTTATTCGTCAGTTGGTTGACGCTGGAACTTTATCGAATCTGCCGGGCGGTCTTAAGTCGCGTGGCCTCAGAGTTAAAGGCGATGACACACCGATAGCACCTGGAGAGTTTAGAGATGTAGACGTACCCAGTGGTTCAATCAGGGACAACATTCTTCCGCTCCCATACAAAGAACCCAGTCAAGTTCTGTTTGCACTGTTCCAAAACATCGTGCAAGAAGGCCGTGCGTTTGCATCATCTGGCGACATTAAAGTTAGTGACATGTCAAGTCAAGCCCCTGTGGGTACGACGTTAGCCATATTGGAGCGCACGCTTAAAGTCATGACGGCTGTTCAAAGCCGACTGCATTATGCGATGAAGATGGAGTTTAGACTCTTGAAAGAGTTGATCGCTGCCGACACTCCAGAAGATTATGACTATGAGCCTGAGTATGGTACGAAATCAGCCAAGCGTGCTGACTATGACTTGGTGGACATCATCCCCGTGTCAGATCCCAACGCAGCAACCATGGCTCAGAAGATTACGCAGTACCAAGCGGTTCTTCAGTTGGCTCAGTCAGCTCCCCAGTTGTACAACTTGCCACTCTTGCATCGTCAGATGATTGAGGTGTTGGGCGTGAAGAACGCAGCCAAACTTGTACCAACAGAGGACGATGAGGTACCAACAGATCCTATTCAAGAGAACCAAGACTTGTTGACCATGAAGCCAGTCAAGGCGTTCATGGAGCAAAATCATCAAGCTCACATCACAGCGCATATGTCATTGATGCAGGATCCACATATGCAGCAGTTGATGGCAAACAACCCACAAGCTCCTCAGATCCAAGCTGCATTGATGGCCCACGTCAACGAGCACTTAGGCTTCGAGTACCGCAGACAAATCGAGCAGTCACTGGGCGCTACGTTGCCAGCTAAAGATAAAGAGGGTAACTATCCCAAGGTTGATCCAGCAATGGCAGACCAGATCGCGGCGATGGCAGCTCAAGCTGCACAACAGTTGACTCAACAGAATCAGCAAGCAGCAGCTCAACAGCAGGCCCAACAACAAGCTCAAGATCCGATCGTTCAGATGCAACAGCAAGAGCTTCAACTCAAGGCGCAAGATCTTCAGCTCAAAGCTCAGAAGCAACAAGCAGACGCGCAAGAGAAACAAGCACGCTTGGCAATCGAGCAGGCTCGCATTGAGACTCAAAAGCAGATTGCTCAGATGCAGGTCGCTGCTCAGACTACGATCCAGCAAGAGAAAAATATCAGAGACTACGACATCAACCGCGCCAGATTGACTTCAAGCAACAAGCTAGAGGGCATGAGAATTGGCATTGATATGCAGAAGCACAAACACTCAATGGCTGTGCAGAAGCACAACATTGACAAACAGTCTGAAGATAGAAAAGCTCAAGCTAAAGCAGCGGCTAAAAAACCAGAACCAAAAGGTGAAGAATGAGAGAACGTGCTAATTTCTCTGCCCTGATGCACATAGAACGCCAAAAACAGGTGGACTTTGTAGCGAGTGGCAGATGCGTTGATTTCGCCGAATATCGGCACATCTGTGGGATTATCCGGGGTCTAGAACTCGCAGATCAAATTGTAGACGACCTCGTGCAAAAAATGGAGAAAGACGATGACGAGTTTTGACGTATCCGCTGTGGACTTATCTGGGATCCTTAACAAGGGCACCGAGGATAAAGCCAAACAGTTGCCAGACCCTAAGCGATTTCATTTGCTCTGCGTGGTTCCCGAAGCTATTGAGGAATATGCGGACTCTGGGATTGTAAAGTCTAGTCAAACAATGCACTATGAAGAAGTACTGACCCCAGTGTTATTCGTAGTCAAAATGGGCCCCGACGCTTATAAAGATACGACTCGCTTTCCTAGCGGTCCGTCTTGTAAAGAAGGGGATTTTGTTATCACCAGACCTAACTCAGGCACCCGCCTGAAAATTCACGGTCGTGAATTCAGAATCATCAACGATGATTCTGTTGAGGCCGTTGTAGAAGATCCACGCGGAATTTCCCGCGCTGCTTAAGGAAAAACCATGGCAACATCATTTGAAGAGTTTAAGTTCCCCGACGACGAAGTACCAAAGGTTACTGCAAAGGAACCCGAGGATAAGTTTGAAGTAGAGATTGAAGACGATACACCTCCCGAAGATCGCGGTCGCAAGCCTATGGCTAAACCTCCCGAGGATCCAACGGAAGATGAACTGTCTAGCTACGACGAAAAAGTTCAAGCCAGAATCAAGAAGTTTACTCGTGGTTATCACGACGAACGTAGAGCTAAAGAAGAAGCGCTTCGTGAACGCCAAGCCGCTGAAGCCTATGCACGTCAAGTGCTGGAGGAAAACAAACGTCTACAGCAACAGTTGGCTAACGGTAGCAAAGAGTACATTGAGACTTTTAAACAAGCCGCAGAAGCTCAGCTTGCCGCAGCCAAAGACAAATTTACCAAAGCATATGAATCAGGTGATGCACAAGCGCAAGCTGAAGCTCAAGCCATGATTGCAGCGGCAACAGTAAAAGCTAGTCGTGTACAGGATATGAGACCTGTGCAGGTCGAGGAACGTGAATTTAAACCAGCGCCTCAACAACCCGAAGCACCACGCTTGCATCCGCGCACTCAACAGTGGGTAGACAACAACAGCGATTGGTACGGGGTGGATGAAGAGATGACTGCATCTGCCGTGGGGCTTGACAAGAAACTCCAGCGGGAGTATGGTCAAGACTTCATTGGTACTGAAAAGTACTTTCAGCTCATTGATAAAACAATGCGCAAAAGATTTCCTGAGCACTTTGAAGACGCTCAGAGCCGTTACTCCGACGAAGAGGATGATGAACCACCTCAACGCCGTGCCTCAAAACCCGCGTCTGTTGTAGCTCCCGCTACACGCAGTACGCCGCCGAGTCGTATTAGATTGAAAGCCTCAGAAGCCGAGATTGCTCGAAGACTTGGAGTGCCCATTGAACAATACGCAAAACAGGTTGCTTTACTTAGAAAAGGTGCTTAATCATGTCAGATAAACAAAACCGCTTAGACCGTGAACTCGATGACCGAAAAGCTGTTGCTTTTCGCCCAGAAATGTGGAAGCCCCCGGAGCTTCTGCCCGAACCTAAACCAAGGGACGGCTGGAAACATCGTTGGATTCGTATAAGTATGTTAGGTGGAGCTGACGCGACTAACATTTCATCTAGGTTACGCGAGGGATACGAGCCTGTTAAGGCGGAAGATTATCCCGAGTTAATGATGCACGCCACTCAAGAAGGCCGATTTAAAGGCAATATTGAAGTAGGTGGTTTGTTGTTATGCCGTATTCCAGCAGAGTTTGAGAAGCAGCGTGATGAATATTACGCCAAGCAGAATCAAGCACAAATGGAGTCCGTGGATAACAGTTTTATGCGCCAGAATGATCCTCGTATGCCTTTGTTTGCAGAGCGCAGATCGAACGTAAGTTTTGGCAAAGGCTCTTAAATTTTTAAGGAAATAAAATGGCTTATCCAGCAATTTCAGCCCCTTATGGGTTCAAGCCAGTCAATTTGATTGGCGGGCAGCTATTCGCAGGTTCAACCCGCATGCTGCCAATTCAGTACGGTTACGCAAGTAACTTGTACAACGGTGACTTAGTTGAGTTGGTTCAAGGATTTGTTAATCAATCCACGATCACTAGCTCTAACGGTCAAACCACTCCTGGTACTACAGCTCCTACAAATAACATCGTTGGTGTTTTCTTGGGTTGTAACTACACTAACCCCAGCAACAAGCAGAAACAATATGCACAATATTGGGCTGCTAGTACATTGGCTGGTGATGGTGTAGCTGTTGTAGCTGATGATCCTGACCAAGTCTTTAAGATGGTTGCACTCACTTCTGGTGGTGCTTTGGCTTCTGCCGCCGTCCCCATGATCGGTCAAAACATCGCTATTAACCGTAGCTGGGCCGCTGGCACAGGTAACATTAATACAGGTGACTCTTATGTTGGCGCAACTTCTCCATCTTCACTCAGCACAGCAGCTCAACTGCCTTTGCGTATAGTTGGTTTGGTGCCTGATACAGCTTACGCTGTTTCTGCAACAGGTTCTTCAAGTTCAACAACCATCACTTTGACTGGCGCTGGCTTGCCCTCCGCCATCCTCCAAGGTGCTGACGTTGCTTACTTGGCTCCTAATGGTCAATTGATTGAGACTGGATCTTTTGTGACTTCAGCTTATGCTGCTGGTACAACTTCCATCACAATTAACGTGGCTATTGCAGTCCCTGGTGGTGTCACTGCTATTCCTAGCGGTTCTACTATCGTGTTCACTAATTATCCTGAAGTTTTGGTTAAATTTAACCAAGGCACACACGGATACTATTATCCAGTTTCAGTATAAGGAGTAACATAAATGGCTATTTCACGCGCACAACTATTGAAAGAACTGCTCCCAGGCTTGAACGCATTGTTCGGTTTAGAGTATGCACGTTACGGCGAAGAGCACAAAGAGATCTACGAAACAGAAACCTCTGAGCGTTCTTTTGAAGAAGAAACGAAACTGTCAGGTTTCTCTGCAGCACCTGTTAAAAACGAGGGTTCAGCCATCGCTTATGACAATGCTCAGGAAGCATGGACAACTCGCTATAACCACGAAACCATCGCCCTTGGTTTCTCGATCACTGAAGAAGCGATCGAAGATAACTTGTATGACTCTTTGTCTGCTCGTTATACCAAAGGCTTGGCTCGCGCCATGGCATACACCAAGCAAGTTAAAGCTGCTGCCGTTTTGAACAACGGCTTCAACGCAGCCTACACTGGCGGTGACGGACAGTCTTTGTTCTCTACTGCTCATCCCTTGGTGAATGGTGGTAACAACGCCAACACTCCTTCTACTCCTGCTGATTTGAACGAGACTTCTCTTGAGAATGCCGTTATTCAGATCGCTGCATGGACAGATGAGCGTGGCCTCTTGATCGCCGCTAAACCCAAGAAGTTGGTTGTTCCTCCTGCACTCATGTTCGTTGCAACTCGTTTGCTCGACACTGAATTGCGTGTTGGTACAAACAACAACGACATCAATGCAATTAAAAACAATGGTGCCGTTCCTGAAGGTTATACAGTTAACCACTTCTTGACCACACCTAATGCTTGGTTCTTGACCACAGACGTGCCAAACGGACTTAAACACTTCGTTCGTACACCTCTGCAAAACAGCATGGATGGTGACTTTGACACTGGTAACGTACGTTACAAGTCTCGTGAGCGTTACAGCTTCGGCTGGTCAGATCCATTGGGAATCTACGGTTCCTATTGATCGGAAAGGGGCCCCCAAAAGGGGCCCTTTTTTATTGTTGACAACACTAAAAAATAGTGTATATTGTGAGTGTCTGGGATTTTTTTCTCTTGTTGCGACTGGCCCAGCAGACGATGCAACGATTAACAAGAGACTTTTGCATAAGGAATTATCATGGCACGTTCCACGTTTTCTGGCCCAGTCATATCTGGTGACCAACGCTTTGGCCCCCTCCGTAACATCGGTTACACAGTTTTAGAGCAAGACGCTTACATTGACTTCGCTGTTACCACAGGTAGCGGTACACCCGGTTATGCTGGTGGTTCTGGTCAATTCGTCAACAGCAACACAATCCCCAATTTGCCTGGTCAGCTTTATACACCCCAAGCTGGTGTGTTTAGCGCTTCTGGCCCCACAACTGCAAATCCTCCCGCAGATACAGCTACTAACGTCTATCGTGGCGTTATCATGTATTTGCCACAGAATTGCCAGATTTTTGACTTTATTGTTGACATGCCAACAGTAATGTCAGGTATTACAGCAACTCCTACTGGGGTAAACCTGTATATTTCTAGCGGTATTACAGCAAACGGTGGTACTCCCACATACGCTTCTGTTGCCCTTGGAACGACAACTACAGGTTCTGCTGGTCGTCAAACCGTTACATATTCAGCAACTCAGTTGAATAACCTGTTGTCTACAACTCAAGACATCCAGAACCCCCAAGTTGGTACACAACCCGCATGGTTTTCTCAGTTGGTATTCACAGTTGGTATTGCTGCAGCATCTGGATTGACTGCTCCTACAGCAGGTCAATTTAATTTTGTCGTACGCTATGTACAACCTGATTTGAATATCGGTAACACTACAACTTACCCCTACGGTAACTTCGATTAATTTCCTGGGGGCTTCGGCCCCCATCTTTGAATTTAAAGGAGATTAATATGGCAAATGCTGCTTTATCGTCAATGACCCGCATGGGTAAATACGAGCCATTTGACTTGCAAGTTGCACGCGGGCAAGTTTATGGGCACTCAACACTGAGTCTTTTTGGGTATCAACCTTCAGTTGGTACAACTTCTATTCCCATTTGGGAAAATGCAACAACATATACCTACCCAGTTTCTGCTGCCGCAGTGACTATAGCGAGTAGTTCTGCATCTGATGTAGCACCTGCAGCCGTGCTGATTAATGGTTTGGATGCTAACTTTAACCCCATTTCAGAAGTTATTACGCTTACTGGTCAAACAGGCGTGGTAACTACAAAGTCGTATTTGCGGGTCAACAGTTTGTTTATGGTTGGCGTGGCCTCGGGTCAAACGTCAAATGTAGGTACGATTACTGCTAAAAATTCAGGCGGAACTGCGACTTACGCACAGATTAATGCGGCTATTGGTAAAAGCCAAAGCACCATTTACACTGTTCCAGCAGGGTACAGTTTTTATTTGGATCTCGCAGAAGCTAATACTTCTAACAGCTACACAGGTAGTACGATCGTTACTTACAGTGTGCAGGCTACCAATAATGTAACTGGAGTTACGATTAACGTTTTGCAACAACCTTTTGTCTCTATTTATACAGTTAATAGAGCTTCTGAACCATTTGTTTATACAGAAAAAACTGATGTTCAATGGCAGTTGAAAGCTAGTACAGGCACAATTGCTGCTGGTATTGTTATTGCTGGTAAGTTGATTAAGAATTCTGCTGATGCAGGAAGCACCTAATCATGGCAAAGTCACCAGCATGGCAACGCAAAGAAGGGAAGAATCCGAATGGCGGTCTAAACGCCAAAGGTCGTGCTTCAGCAAAGAAGGAGGGGATGAATTTAAAGCCTCCCCAACCCGAGGGCGGCTCAAGGAAAAAATCCTTTTGCGCAAGAATGTCAGGGATGAAGGCCAAGTTGACGTCAGAAAAGACGGCAAAAGACCCGAATTCAAGGATTAACAAATCACTAAGAGCATGGAAGTGTTAAATGGACACGACGATGTGGAATGCAGTTCTCTCTTTGCTTGTCGCCTTGCTAGGTTGGGTGTTGAGAGAGAAATCAGCAGAATTGCAACGCGTAACTATTTTGCTAAATCGGACGAGGGAAGAGATGGCAAAAGAGTATGTGAGCAGAGCCGAAGCCCATGCCGATATAGGCAGAGTGCTGGATCGGCTGGACCGGTTGGAAGCAAAGATTGATAGATTGATGGAGGCCCAGCATGCCCTCAACTAGCAAGAAGCAGCATAATTTCATGGAAGCAATTGCGCACAATGCGCAGTTTGCAAAGAAGGCTGGGGTACCCCAGTCAGTTGGTAAGGACTTTAGCGCCGCCGACAAGGGTAAAAAGTTTGGGAGCGGCGGAGTGTCCCGTCCGGATTTAGAAGGTGTTAACAAAGCCAAAACGAGACACGGCGCGATGGCTCTCTTTAAAGAAGGTGGACTTATGAAAAAGAAAATGGCTATGGGTGGCGGCGTTAAAGAAAAGAACGGCCTGACCACAGAGAAAATGGGCGCAGTTCGCACTGGCGCTCCTAGCAAAGACGGTATTGCTGAACGCGGCAAAACCAAAGGCACAGAAGTCAAAATGAATGGCAGTACCGGCATGAAAAAAGGCGGTATGGCTATGAAAAAAATGAAAAAATAAGGAGAACTTTATGAAGATGGATCATCCCCCACTCATGAAAGAAGAGACCCCCAAGCACATGCATCATGTGCACCATGTGGAAAAAAACCACAAGGCTGGAGGTCATGTTCATCATCACCACCACTATGGTCAGCACGCCGCTGGTCATATGAAAGAGCATGAAAAAGTTGAAAAACTTTGCGGCGGTGGAATGGGTAAATACAAATGAAAAAGAAAAAAATCTCTGGTGTTAGTCCAGCCCTTGTGCAAGCTATGATTGCGCGTAAAAACGCAGTAGCTCCTGCTGGTAATATGCCCGCAGAAGCACCAGCGGTTGGTCCCGCTGGAGGTCCACCTGCTGGGCCTATGCCCCAAGCTCAACCTGGTGCTGGTGGTCCACCCGCTATGCCTGGTATGAAAAAAGGTGGTTCAGCTCATTCCCGTGCTGATGGCTGTGCTGAGCGAGGTCATACAAAAGGTACTTACCTATGATGGCAAGTCGTGGCATGGGTGACATCAGCCCGTCAAAAATGCCTGGTAAAAAGACTATACATCGCAAGGATAAACCCCAAGATGTAGATATGTATAAGCGCGGCGGTGAAGTGTGGGACACACCTAACCCTGCGAAGAAACATAAAAAGCTGAACCCAGCCAAGAAAGCCGCAGCGAAAGCCGCAGCTAAACGGGCAGGGAGACCGTACCCTAACCTAATTGATAACATGAGGATGTCAAAATGAGTTTATTAGCCAGACTAGAAGCCGAAGCCGAGCATTTGTATCAATTGCTTGACCATATGGCAAACTTCCAACGTATAAACTATGGTGGAGTTCAATCCAAAACACAGGCGTTGTTAGATGATGTTAAAGCACATATGGATGCAACTAGAGCCCCAGATGCAGATCCTATGGTTCTCACCATTTATGGACCTGAAGGCGCTACTGTTAATAGCCCTATTGAGCCTGCTCCTGCTCCTGCTCCTGTGGACCCTGTACCTGCTCCTACGCCTGACGTGGTGCCTGCAGCACCAGCCGCAGTACAAGAACCTGCAGCACTTCCTGCAGCAACAGACACCACTGCACCAGCCGCAGTACAAGAACCTGCAGCAACAGGCACCACTGCACCAGCAGCTTAAAAAATGAGCTTAACACCCACGCCCGGTCAATATACCTCTGGTTCGTCTTCGTTCAATCTTCAACTGACAGAGTTGGTTGAGGAAGCATACGAGCGGGCCGGGCGTGAGTTACGCACAGGTTATGACTTGCGTACTGCAAGACGTAGCCTCAACATTATGTTTGCTGATTGGGCCAATAGAGGCATCAACATGTGGACGATTGAACCCGGGACAATCTCCTTGGTTCAGGGTCAAAACACTTACGCGCTTCCTAGCGATACGATTGATTTGCTTGAGCATGTGATTAGGACTGGGGCAAATGTTGCTTCAACCCAAGCAGACTTAACAATTACTCGTATCAGTGTTTCTACATACGCTACTATACCTAACAAGATTCAACAAGCTCGTCCAATTCAAGTTTGGATTCAAAGATACGATGCTGCTTCAACCCCAACCGACGGGTTATTGGTGAATAATGGGGTATCAACTACCCCCGGAATTACTGCGACTGACACCACCATTCAGTTATCTGCAGTTGATATGCTCCCCGCATCTGGGTTTATCCAGCTTGACAACGAGATTATCAACTACAGCTATATAGTAGGGACTACCCTATACAACTGTTTTAGAGGTCAAGCCAATACAACAGCCGCAGCACATACGGCTGGCGCTGTTGCAGTTTGGGCCCAACTCCCAGCCATTACTGTTTGGCCTACTCCTGACAATGCTCAGCAGTACACATTTGCCTACTGGAGACTGCGCAGAACTCAAGACGCATCCCAGTATGGTGGCTTGGTTATGGACGTACCTTTTAGATTTATTCCTTGCATGGCAGCAGGATTGGCTTACTATATTGCTCAAAAAATTCCCGAAGGTATGCCCCGTCTGCAAATGCTCAAAGCTGAGTATAACGAGGCGTGGGGTTTGGCTAGCGATGAAGATCGAGAAAAAGCCGCTGTTAGATTTGTACCAAGACAACAGTATATTGGTGGGTCGTAATGGGTAATAGATTTGCATCAGGTAAATGGGCAATCGCTGAGTGTGATCGGTGTGCGCAAAGGTATCTGTTGAAAGAACTTAGACGTGAGATCATAAAAACAAAAAATTATGATCTTTTGGTTTGCCCAGAATGTTGGGATCCTGACCATCCACAACTACAATTGGGTATGTACCCAGTTGATGATCCTCAAGGGTTGCGTAACCCAAGACCTGATCGCAGTTATGTGGTGTCTGGTACAAGCGGATTACAGATTGATACGCAGGTTAATCCAAACGATACATCAATCCTAGGTACGGGTACGAATGAAGGCGGTAGTCGAATTTTCCAATGGGGATGGAATCCAGTTGGTGGGTCTCAACTTTTTGACCGGGCTTTGACTCCAAACAATCTCGCCTTGACCGTTTCATTGGGTACAGTTACAGTTGCTATTACTTAGGAGTAAATCATGAAAAAACACGATGACGAAGCACAAGATAAAAAGCTTTTCAATAAGCTCATCAAAAAGGAAGAGAAAAAACTCGCTCCTAAAAAGATGGCAAAGGGTGGTGTAACAGGTCAACAAATGCGTGCAGTTGGACGCAATATGGCCCGCGCCAACAATCAAAGGGGTAGATAATGGGTAAGTTTAGCAAAAAAATGGGCGGTAAAGAAGTTGGTCAAGCCGACGTCTATGCCAAGCCCCATACTTCAGGGGGTAAAGACCTTGAAGAAAAAGACATTGGTTTTTCTGTTGAAATGCCAACCCGTAAGAACTGGACACCTTTGAACGGTACAGTTTCTATTGGGCACATGGACAACATTGAATCAACCGGTATTGAGACTCGCGGTAACGGTGCTGCTACCAAAGGCCGCATAGCTAGAGGACCGATGGCGTGACTTACACTGAACTTGTAACTGCAATACAGTCGTACACTGAGAATCAGTTTCCAGTCGTCTATTTGGCGGATGGAACAACTGAGTCTACTACTTCGCAGATTAACAGGTTCATTGAGCAAGCCGAACTAGGTATTTACAACACGATTCAGTTCCCCAGTTTAAGGTCTAGCAAAATAGGTACTTTAACTGCGGGGGTTGGGTATTTGTCTTGCCCAGATGACTTTTTGTCAGTGTATTCTTTGGCTGTATATCCAACCACAGGCCCTAATGCCAACACCTATACGTTTTTAATTAATAAAGATGTTAATTTTATACGTGAGGCTTACCCAAATACTGGGTCTCTTTACTATTCAATGCCGCAGTACTATGCGCTGTTTGGCCCCCAATCAAATAATATTAACGAGCTTAGTTTTATTCTTGGGCCAACTCCAGATCAAGCGTACGCTACTGAGTTAAATTATTACTACTACCCGCCATCAATTATCCAAGGTAATGTGACATCTTTGAATTTGGTCACGGCGGGTTCGGGGTACGTAAATGGAACTTATTATGACGTGCCTCTCACAGGTGGTAATGGTAACTCTTGTATTGCGATTATAAAAGTAACAGCCGGTGCTGTTGCATCTGTGACAGTTACCAGCGGTGGAGCTTTGTATATTGTTGGAGATACGTTGTCCGTAGCTTCATCATATATTGGAGCCAGCGGTTCAGGTTTTACCGCAAGTGTAATTAGTGTTGGTAATGCAACGGGTACTAGCTGGCTTGGGGATAATTTTGACTCTGTACTTTTGTATGGTTCTTTGGTTGAAGCATACACTTTCATGAAGGGCGAACAAGATTTGCTTGCTTTGTATGAGACTAAGTACAAAGAATCCCTTATGGAAGCTAAACGTCTTGGCGATGGCCTTGAAAGACAGGATGCCTACAGGTCTGGTCAATATCGTCAACCTGTTACCTGATAGGAACAAACAATGGCTTTTACGGGTAACTGGGTATGTAATACGTTTTTATCGGGCTTAATGAGTGGGGTGTATAACTTCAACACGGGCACGACGGAGACGTTTTACATTGCGTTGTACACCAACGCAGCAACACTCAACCAAAACACAACAGCATATACTTCCGTAGGTGAAGTGTCTGCAACAGGCTACACAGCAGGTGGTCAGTTATTGACCATCAACCAGGTACCAGCAGTAGATGTAAATACGCAGATTGCGTATATTTCATTTGCTAACGCTGTGTGGAATGGTGCTTTCACTGCAAGGGGAGCTTTGATATACTTAAAGAATGGAACAACAAACCCAACAGTTTGCGTTCTTGACTTTGGGTCTGATAAGACTTCGAACAGTACTTTCACGGTTCAATTTCCAGCGCCGACAAGTTCATCGGCAATCATTACAATTTCTTAAGGAGCTATCATGACTATCGAACATCAAGGATGCGGAGACTTTGCAGTTGCATCATATCAAGCAAATGCACAGATCGAAAATTCAGTGGGTATTGAAGGTTTTTGGACAATGACTTGTTTAGACGAAAACGGCGACGTTAAGTGGGAACAAGGGTTTGAGAACCAAGTCATGCAGGTTGGAAAAATCCTCATGATGAACACAACTTTGTATACTTCTTCAGGCTATACATTGACTGGTCCTTACCTTGGTTTGATTACTTCAAGCACAGGGTATTCACCTACAGACACAATGGCATCGCATTCTGACTGGGTGGAGTTTACTAACTACACTTACAGTGGTTCTGCTGTTCGTGCTACGATCGCTTGGAACTCAGGTGGTTCAACAGGTAACAACAGCACCACAGCAGGTTCTAACGTTGTGACTTTGTCCAACTCTTCAGCTCCCGCCGTGTACACCATCACAGGTGCTGGTGGTACAGTGACAGGTTGTTTCTTGGTGACGGGTTCAGGCGCTTCTAGTGCTCAAAGCTCGACCACAGGAACATTGTGGAGCGCTGGTGGATTTTCTACTGCTAAGACTACAACAGCAGGTGACACTGTAACTGTTACATACAACACAACAGCTACATCCTGATTGGGGTCTTGAATGGCTCTTCAACTTGCCGATAGAGTCCAAGTAACCAGCTCAACGTACACAACGAGTAGTTTTACTCTTGGGTCCGCTGTTGCTGGCTATCAAAGCTTTACCGCATTAACAAGCGGAAACACAACCTATTATGCGGCTACTGATGGTAGCGGCAATTGGGAGGTGGGACTCGGCACGTACACTACGGGCGCACTCGCGCGAACAACCATTCTTTCGTCCAGTAATTCTGGAAGCGTAGTTACATTTAGTGGAACAGTTAACGTATTTATTACATACCCTGCTGAGTACGCTATTTATACAGGTGGCCCTCTTGGTACACCCAGTTCAGGCACGCTAACTAATGCAACGGGTTTACCCATATCAAGTGGCGTATCTGGTTTGGGTACAGGCGTAGCAACCGCGCTAGCAGTTAACACAGGTTCTAGTGGTGCGTTTGTTGTCAATGGCGGTGCTTTGGGTACACCAAGCTCTGGAACACTTACAAACGCTTCAGGATTGCCTTTAACAACAGGTGTAACTGGAACTTTGCCAATTGCAAATGGTGGAACGGGTCAAATAACTGCTTCATCTGCTTTTAATGCTCTTTCACCAATCACCACTACGGGTGATTTGATCATTGGAAATGGTACAAACAGTGCAACAAAACTTGGAATTGGCACTAGCACTTACGTACTTACTTCAAACGGTACAACAGCGAGTTGGCAGCCAGCTTCTAGTAGCGGTGTATCTACTTTTTCTGCTGGGACAACAGGCTTTACCCCTAGTACTGCAACAAGTGGGGCAGTAACTCTTTCTGGTACTTTAAATACCGGAAACGGGGGTACAGGTTTAACTACGTTTACTGCTGCAAACTATGCCCTTTATTCAACATCCAGCTCAGCTTTAACAGCAGGTACTTTACCTGTTGCAGCAGGTGGTACTGGCACAACATCATTAACTGCAGGGTACATACCTTACGGTAATGGCACTTCACCTCATGCATCATCATCTGCATTTACCTATACATCAACAGGTTTATCTCTCACAGGATATACGGCAAATACCGCTACCAGCGTTGGTTGGTTAAACGTTGGTAGCGGTGGGTACAGCAATTCGTTTAGCGGTCAAGTTGCATCATTTTCTGGTGGCGACACAGGAAACTTAAACGTAAGTTTGGTCAACACCAGCAGCGCAAATACAGCATATGCAGCTTATGCCGTGGGTAATAATAACTACGGTGCTACATACTATATGGAGATGGGTACTAACTCGTCTGCTTATAGCTACTCAGCAGCAGGTTATCCTAATAATTCTTTTAGTTTAGCTAATGCTAACTTTATTGAATCTGGTGGTGGCGACTTAGTTATTGGTACTTGGAGCAGTAATCCAATTCATTTTTTGATTAATGGTAATACCAATACAACCGATGCAATGACTATTAATACGTCAGGGGCTTTTGCATTTAACGGGTCATATGGTAGTTCCAACCAAGCTTTGGTCTCTGCTGGTAGTGCAAGCCCTCCAACATGGACTTCAGTGCCTTTGTTAAGCGCTGCAAATACTTGGACTGCCACTCAAACATTTAGTGGATCGACAAGCACTTTTGCTTCCGTGTTACTAAACACCGCTGAGACAGTTAACGTTCAATCTGGCGCCCCAACGTCTACTGATACTTTTTACTTACAAAGCGGAAGCGTGTTGTATTTTCAAACTGCAACATCTACTTCATGGACACTCAACGTTTCTTTTAGTAGCGGTACAACTTTAAATTCTGCTTTGGCAGTTGGACAGTCAACCACTTGTGCTTTATTAATTACACAAGGTTCTGGTGGTGCAAGTTATTACCAAACGGGTTTTCAAATTGATGGAAGCACCTCTGGTGTGACAGTGTATTGGCAGGGTGGGTCTGCGCCTGCAAAAGGGTATGCGAGCGGTATTGACGTATATACTTTTACCATTATTAAAACTGCAAGTACGCCTACATATACTGTACTTGCTTCACAAACTCAGTTTTAAAGGGTAATCGGATGCCAACGATTATTACCGCCGGAAACGCTGCAGCAAGAGGATATGGGTTTGCAGGCGCCGCTGCCGTTGTACCGGGCCTGTTTACTTTTACAAATTTTTCAGCTGTGAACGGTAGTGGTACCGTCAACTATTTGTGCGGTATTAGCTATAACCCATATTATGGTAGATGGGTTATTGGCGGTCGAAGTAGCGGTAATTTACCTTCATGGGCTGGTTCGGCTGACGGTGTTACTTGGACAACACCTGCAACTGTTGGGTCTGTTCAGTTACCCAACATGACTGGCGTTAGCCAAAACTCCAGTACAACTACTAATTACATGGCAGTTTTTGGAGCTACTGCTACGGGTACTGGGGAATACATATATACAAGTAATGGCGGAACAAGTTTTGTAGCATCATCATCTATTATTTCTAACGCTTTTTTAGTTACACCAACGGTTGCTACTAATTCTGCTTCTGGATCGGGTTTTGTAGGTCGTGGTAGTTCTAACGGGCTGCCATACTTTGTTCAAAGTGGATTCAGTGGCACTGCTGGAAGCTGGGCAGCTATCTCGTCGACCGCGTACACATTTAATTGTGGAACACCCACAAGTACTCGTGGAAGTATATTTTATGGAAACAGCCCATCAACGGGTTATGTGTATTACACGCAAACAACTCTCTATTCCACATTTACTGCGCCTGCGATAATAAACTCAAATACCGCAGTGGCTCCTATGGTAGCCGCAACAAATAATGGATACTCAAGTGGTACCCAAATGGCAATCTCGTCTAACGGCTATGTTGTAAGTGTGGGTGCTTCTGGCGGTTTCAGCGGTCCAACATTAGCACTTCCTAGCGGTGTTACTTGGTCTAAACTTGTTTATTGCAGCGTTTCTGGCACTGGGTATTGGGTGGCTATTGGGATAAATTCTAGTAGTTATCCTGTATATAGCTATTCAAGTAACACGGGTTCTACTTGGTCCGCTGCCGTTGTTGTGCAAGCTACCAACACTGTGACTGTTACTGGGGCTGCATCAGATGGTTCAAAAATAGTTATAGTTGGATATAATTCTAGCGGTATACCTGTATATTCACATTCATAAATAGGAGGTACGTAAATGTTCGGCACCTCCGCATTCGCCCAAACGCCGTTTGCGGCATTAGTAAAAACAAGTACTAACTACGCTCTTAGTATTTCGGAGGACGCTGGTTGGTCTGAATCTGAAACGGGAACGTTTAGTCTTTTATTTAGCACATCAGAGGATGCTGGTTGGGCTGAAACCGAGTCAGGCGCATTTAGTTTTTTATTTAGTACTTCAGAAAACGCTGGCTGGGCTGAATCTGAAACGGGAACGTTTAGTCTTTTATTTAGCACATCAGAGAACGCTGGTTGGGCTGAAACAGATTCAGCTTCTGCAAACTTTCCGCTCAGCAAATCCGAAGATGCTGGCTGGGCTGAAACAGATTTAGCAACAGCTAATTTCCCGCTAAGCAGATCTGAGGATGCAAGTTGGGCTGAAACGGATTCGGCTGCGTTTGTTTTTTCTTTTAGTGTTTTTGAAAATACAAATTGGGCGGAGTCAGAATCTGCAAGTATTAGTTTTAGGTTTAGTACAACAGAAGATGCTGGTTGGGCCGACGCTGAATCTGTCGCGGAAATATTTTCTGTATCTGTATCAGAGAATGTTGGCTGGGCTGAATCTGAATTTATATCAGAAGTATTCTTTGTATCTATATCAGAGAATGCGGGATGGGACGATACCCGAGTTATTTCGGAAGCGTTCTCTTTGTCTGTATCAGAAAGCGTTGGTTGGATTGATTCAGAATCTGCAAGTATTAGCTTTGTATTTAGTACATCAGAAGATGTTAGCTGGGCTGATACTAAATCTTTAATCGAAGCTTATTTTGTATCTATATCAGAAAATACTGGTTGGGCTGATTCTGAGTCTTTAGCCGCTGAGTTTTCTGAATCTATTTCAGAAGATGCTAGCTGGGCTGATTCTGAAACCAATACTGCAACGTTAAGTGTATCAATCTCAGAACCCACAAATTGGGCTGAATCAGATTCCGCAACGGCTAACTTCCCACTAAGCAGGTCTGAAAACACGGGTTGGGCTGAGTCTGAGTCTTTTACAATTTATTTTTCAGCGTCTGTATCTGAAGACGTTGCTTGGGCTGATTCTAATTCTGCTGGCAACAGTATTGCCTTAAGTATTTCCGAAGACGCAAATTGGGCTGAATCGGAAACCATAACCGCTTCGTTTGCAGCGTCTGTATCTGAAGACGTTGCTTGGGCTGAAGCTGCAACAACATTTGCTGTTATTCTATTCACAGCAGCTGAAGATGTTGGATTTATAGCTTCAAATTCATTCCAAGAGCTTTTACAGTTTTTTATTACTGAGGGGTTGCAAGTAGATGACTCAGAGTCAAATACTGCATCGCTTAATGTATCAATCTCGGAAGACAGTCAATATAGCGACTCGGAGTCTAGTAGCAATCAATTCACTGCTTCAATCACTGAAGACCAACAGTTTGCAGATTTTTCATCGCTTCAGTTCCTGTATTTCCTTAGTGTTACTGAAGATCAACAGTACAACAATTCTGAGTCTAATACTGCAAACCTCAATGTATCAATCACTGAAGACCAACAACTCGCAGATTTTTCAGCGCTTCAGTTCCTGTATTTCTTCAGCATCACTGAGGCCAATCAATTAGCTGAGACTGAAGCTAATATAAACACATTCCCATTTTCAATCACTGAAGACCAACAGTTTGCAGATTTTTCAACGCTGCAATTCTTGTACTTCCTCAGTATTACTGAAGACCAACAATACAACAATACTGAGTCAAATGCAGTCGCATATAGCGCTTCAATTGTTGAAGCTCAACAACTCGCAGATTTTTCAGCTCTTAACTTCTTGTATTTCCTTAGCATTACTGAGGACAACCAACTAGCTGAAACCGAGTTCAACATTAGTTTCTACACCGATTCAATTACTGAAGACCAACAGTTTGCAGAAACCGACGTAATTAATTCTTTGTATTTTCTTAGTGTTACAGAAAATGCTCAATGGGCAGATGCTGAAGACGTGCTTGGGGAATTCAACGTTTCAATTTCTGAGGACAGCCAATATAACGATAATTCGTCTACATCAAACGCTTTTGTAGCTTCTATTACTGAAAACAACCAACCCGCAGAATTTTCAGCTCTTCAGTTTTTATACTTCTTAAGTATTACTGAAGATAATGAATTAGCGGATGCAGAATCAAACACTGCAACACTAAACATATCAGTATCTGAAAATACCCAACTAGCTGACACAGAAAGCGTTCTTGGTGAATTTTATGTTTCTGTTTTTGAGGATGCTCAGTATGCAGATACTGAATCTAATAACGCGACGCTTGATTTGTCGATTACTGAAGACCAACAGTTCACAGATTTCTCGGCCCTTCAGTTTTTGTACTTCTTAAGTATTATTGAAGACAACCAATTGGCGGATTCGGAGTCAAATACTGCCACCCTTAATTTGTCAATCACTGAAGACACCAAATGGGGAGACACAGTATTTGTTTCTGCTGGATTTGCCGGTTCCGTTACAGAAGGCCAACAATTTGCTGAATCTTCAGACCTGCACTTTATATACTATTTGAGTGTTAGCGAAGATGCCCAGTACGCAGATACAAATGCGACAAGGTGGGACTGGGTTAATTCAATCGAAGAATCGTACAATATTTATGATGCGCCGTTATACTTAAATTTAGCTGCAATTGCGAGCATAACTGAAAACGCTGGGTGGGCTGAGACTGAATCAAATTTAACTAAATTCTATGCTAATGTAACAGAAACCATTACACTTGCAGATGTTTTAAGTTTGATTGTAATTTGGAACGTCACAGATGGCATGTCCATGGGTGATGCTGTTTTCATATCGGTTGCAACAGCGCTTTCGATTGTTGAAGATTTTCAATCAATTGAGACAATGGATGAGACAGGCTTTGGGACAGTGGTGAACGTGCAAAACGCTGATTGGCCTACAGGTAATGGTGGCGCGCCATCCCAGTCTGCTGGTTGGCCTACAGGTGGCGGCGGTGCGCCAGCTCAATCTGCTGGTTGGCCTGATACTTTTGGTGGAGCGCCTGCGCAGTCAGCAGGATGGCAAGCGGTTAACAACAGTACTTAGTAAGGGGAAAAAATGTCAAGTACATATTCACAAGATCTTAGAATTCAGTTAATGGGTACTGGGGACCAGGCTGGAACCTGGGGTGCAACCACAAACAATAACTTTCAGTATATCTTAGAACAGGCGATTGCTGGTTACCAACAAGTATCAATTACTTCAAGTAATCAAGTTCTAACTTACTTGAATGGTGCTTCAAGCACTGCGTCACAAAATCAATCCATCTATGCTGCACTTCAATTAATTGGAGCAAC